AGGCCGCCTGGAATTCCTGCTTGAGCCGCGCCGCCTCGGGATCGGCGATCTTGACGTCGCTCACCAGCATGCCGCTCGGCCGCGCCGAGTTGGCGAAGAACTGCTGGCTGTTCTGCAGGATTTTCAAGCCGACCGAACTCGAGGCGGCGGCGGCGAAGATGGGAGTGACTCCCACCAGCGGATAGCCCGGCAGCAGCGGCAGGCGGTGATGGATCATGTCGCGCGCGGCGACCACCTGCCCGGCCTCGACGCCGGCCAGCAGGTCTTCGCTGCAGCGATAGTAGATCGTGCCGTCGTCGGCGATCAGCGGCACCGTCCTGTAGGGATTGAGGACGTGCATCGACTGCACTTCATCGCGCCGGTTGCGCTTGCAGTAGCAGTAGGTGTTGCCCTGGAAGAGGTAGCTCTGCACGAACGCGTACATGAAGTCGCTGTGCGTCTGGTAGTCGTTCGGCGCAGTCATGAGCAGCGCGTAATAGTCCGCGCGCTGGGGCGTCTTCGCGCCGGTCGCGGTGTCGACCTTGTAGACCACCGCCGGCAGCTTCGAGAGATCGCCCGCGATGGAGTTGATGCAGGCATAGACCGCCGAGAAGGCGATCAGCTCCTGGCCATACCAGTTGCTGTTCAGGTTGCGCTGCCACGAGCCGCTCGGGCCTCGGTCGCCGCCGCCCCAACCTGAGCCCGGCCACATCCACGAGACGCCGCCCGGCACGCTGCGCCGAAAGCCCGCGCGATGCGCCACGCGCTCGACGAGCGAGCCCAGGCGCTGGGCGATGATGTTCGCCATGGAGAGCCTCGCTTCGTCGTTCGGGAAAATGACGCACGCCGGAACAGCCTCGGCGTCCGGCGTGCGCTGCGAGCAGGGAGAGCCGATCTGGGAGGAGCGGTTCCGCTCTCAGAGGCTTTACGAGCGCGCGCGCTCGCGATGGTTGCCCGCCGGCTGGGTGCCGTGCGTGCCGACGATGCCTGAGCCACCGCCGTCGTGCGGCGGCTGCGCCGGCTGGGCGATCAGCGGCAGGCCCGAGCCGCCGGCCGGGAAGCCGGTAATCTGCACCGCCGCCTTGGCGCGCCGCATCTCCCAATACATGAACCGCTCAGCCTTCAAGCCCAAGAGGTTCTGCTGCCACAGCGAGACCATCGGCGTCGGCGGCGTGGCCGGCGCTGAGTCCATCTGCAGCGAGGCCTCCTGCGAGGCGTCGAACATCACCTGCCCGTCGTCGGCGACCATCAGCTCGCTCTGTTCGAGCAGCGTCACGGTCGACACGGTCGGCGGGCCGCCCGCGCCGACGATGTAGGTCGTCTCAAGCACCGGGATGCCGAACATGCTGAACGGCTTGTTCATCATGGTCGGGAAGGCGAAGTTGCCCATCGGATCGCGCAGCGTGGCGATGAACATGCGGGCCTGCGGCCCCATGATCCACACCGGGTTGCGCTGCGGGATCAACGCCTCGGTCATGGTCAGCATCGCCGCCGCGAAGTCAGTGGTGACATTCGCCAGCGTGTTGCCGCTCGACGGGATCGCCGTCGCGCCATTGCCGATGCCGCCCGGCTTCACACCGGCGACCGGCGCGGTGTTGCCGAGGAACGACGTGTCGAGGATCGCGGCGATGGCGTTCGCCATGTCGTCGCGCACCAGCACCTCGGCGCTGGGCGAGCTGAACCGCGCCAGCTCCTGGGTGATGACGATGATCACCGCCACCTTCGCGAACGGGAAGGTGATGGCGTCGAACGCCAGCGCGCTGACCGGCTTGGATAGCCCCTCACCGACCCACTGCGCCGTCGAGCCCGCCGTCTGGCGCGGGATGCGCACGTTGAACGGCACCGCGCGATAGCCCGAGAGCTGACCGAGCAAGGTCTGCGGCCTTAAAAACTCGATGAACTCGCTGATCAGGTTTTGATAGTAGACCAGCGGGCCGGCCCACGCCGGGTCGGTGGTGGTGCCGGCGGCGACGGCGGCGCGCAGCACGCGGCCGACGTCGGGCGTCTCGTTGTCCCAGCGCTTGGCGATCTCCTGGGCGGCAAAGATGTTGCCCTTCGAGGCCGCGAGCGCCATGGCGTAGCGCGCCAGCGCCTGACCAGGGAACGGCTTGAACGCCTTCACCTCGACCTCCTCGGTCGGGTTGAGCGGGTTACGCGCGGGCAGTGCCGCCGCCGCCTGGGTCGCCTCGGCGGCCTTGAGGCGCTCGACCTGGGCGTCGATGTCGGCGACGTCGGCCTTGATCTTGTCGAACTCCTTCTGCTCGTCGGCGGTGAACAGGCGCGGCTGAGCCGCGTCGCCCTCGCCTTCGACAGCCTTGTTGGTGAGCGCGGTCATCGCGTCCAACAGGCCAGTGCGCTGCTTGATCAGCGCCTTGATTTGCTCAGAGAGTTTCATCGCGGTCCCCCGGAAAGTTGGAGGTGTTCAATCACCCGACGCCGATGCGCGTCGGCGGCCCGAGCGAGCGCTCGCGACTCGTCGACGAACAAGCGGCGCGCCGCCGGATCTGTGAGACCCAGCGACCTAGCGACGGCGAGCGCCTGCGGGTTGGCAGGCACGGGCACGACGCTCAATTCGAGCAGCTCCTGGGACGTGAATTCGTAGCCGGTCCAATGACCGCCCTCGTCGACCAGGGAGTTGATCTTGCCGGTCGGCGCGAAGCCGACCGAGGTGGCGCGCATGTAGCCCTGCTGCAGCAGGCCCCACACGACGTTCGCCGTCACGTTGTCAGGGTTGTCGTCCAGCTCGACGTCGGCCATCAGCTGCGTGCCCTCGACCGCGATGTTCGGCACGCCGCCAATGGCGGGCGAGCGGCTGTCGTGCGCGAACAGCAGCACCGGATTTTTGCGGAAGTTGTCGAGCTGCCAGCCCGAGGCGCGGATGATGTCGCCATAGCGGTCGACGCTCTCGTCGCTCGCCACGAAGCGCATCGAGCGCTTGCCGCCTTCTTCGCTGAGGCGAACGAAGGTGCCGGGCTTGTAGAGCCGCTCGCCGGTCTGCGGCAGGGCGCGGGCGTTCATCGCGGCACCCTGCGGTCGGTGATGACGGGTCGGCCGGTGCGCGCCTTCGCTGGCACGCGGCTCTTCGCGCCCTGGCGCGCGTCCGACTTCACGCCGTCGCGCGTCTGGTAGCTGCCCGAGCGCACGTCTGAGCTCAGCCCGAGCCGCGTCGCCGGGCGCGGGCGATGGATCGACTTCGCCATGGTGAGCCTCGCTAGATGATGTGGATGTTGGGCGTGCCGCGCGTCGTCACCGCCTGCCAGCGGCCGATGGCCATGATCAGCGCCGTCATGCCGTCGATGCGGCCCAGGCTGTGCGCCTTGTGCGGCATCTCGTTCAGGTTCTTGTCGCGCTGGACCTTCAGGTTCGACGCCATCACCGCCAGGACGGGATTGTCGCCGTGGTCCAGCTTGTGATCGGCGAGCAGCGCCTGCAGCTCCTTGGTCGGCGCGGTGTAGGAGCGCAGCCCCTGGATGAACTCGAAGGCTTGCACGCCGTGCTCGACCAGCTCGACGCCGAGCTGTGTGGCGTTCCAGGGATCGTAGTTGATGCCGTTGATCTCGAAGTGCTGGCTGTCGCCGACGATGGCCTGCCTGATCTCGCCGTGGTCGATCACGTTGCCCGGCGTCGCTTCGATCCAGCCCTCGTCGACCCAGCGCCGGTAGGGCATGCGGTCCCGGTCGGCGCGTTGCTCGATGGTGTCGGCCGGCATCCAGAAGCGCGCGGCGATCTTCATGACGCCATCGGCGTCGGGCTCGAACAGCTTCACGAACGCCGAAATGTCGATCTTGCTCGACAGGTCGAGCCCGCAATAGCAGCGCCTGGGCGGCTCCAGCTTGTCAGGGTCGAACCGGCCGCCGCTGTTTTTCGCCCACAGCGCCATGTCGATGGCGCGTTCGGTGTCGCTGGTCCGCACGTTCAGGCGCAGCCGCTTGAACGCGACCAGGGCCGATGGCGACTTCGCCGCCTTCTTGGCCTGCCGCTCCAGATCGTCGAGCTTCACCGAGATGCCGAGGTTGGGATTGGCCTTGGCCCAGGCGACCGGATCGTCCCAGCGGTCGCCCTTGTCGATGGTGCAGATGAAGGCGAACACGTTGTCGTCCTCGATCAGCCCCTCCAGCACCTGCTGGGCATAGAGGTTCTCATGCGCGTACACCGACTCGGGCGCGTCATCGCCGGCGGTGGTGATGATCCAGAGCAGCGGCTGGCGGCGCGCGCCCATCGCGGTATCGAGCACGTCGAGTAGCGCGCGCGTGCGGTGACGATGCAGCTCGTCGATCAGCACGCAGTGCGGGTTGAGGCCGTCGAGCGTGCGTTCGTCCGAGCTGAGCGGCTCGAATTTGCTGGCGGTGCGGTCGACCGACAGGTTGAGCTTGAAGCGGCGGATCGTGCGCTGCAGCTCGGGGCTCGCGGCGACCATCCGCTTGGCTTCGTCGAAGATGATGCGCGCCTGATCGCGCTTCGTGGCAGCGGCGTAAATCTCAGCGCCCAGCTCGCCGTCGCACAGCAGCATGTCGAGGCCGACGCCGGCCAGCTTGGTGCTCTTGCCGTTCTTGCGCGGCACCTCCTCGTAGACGTAGCGATAGCGCCGCGTGCCATCGCGGCGTTTCCAGCCGAACACCGAGCCGATCACGAATTTCTGCCAGCCGCTCAGCGTGACCGGCTTGCGCGCCCACTCGCCTTTCGAGTGCCGGAGGAACCGCTCGTAAAACGCGATGCGATACTGCGCGGCGTCGGGATGCCAGCTCAGGCCGCGCCTGGGGCCGCGCTTCAAATCGGTCAGGTGCCGCTTGCACGCCAGCCTGACCAGCCGGCACGCCGGCACTTCCTTGGCGATCACCGCGCGCGCCCAGGCGGTCGGCTCGTCAGGCCCGCCGGCCGGCTCAGTCACGCGCCGTTTCCGGGGCATTTGGGCCTCCGCTGTTCTTCCATGCTCGGCGGCGGCGCGACAAAGCAATGCCAGCCGGCTTCAACATCGGGGCCGCCAGAGCGACATGTGCGGCCCCGGCGATCATGCCGGGCTGAAGGAGCCAATTGTGAATACGACCAACGACAACGCGACCGCCGAGATCACCAAGACCGATGCGGCGGCTCAGCCGGGCCGCAAGGCCAAGGCCACCAAGGCGAAGGCGAAGAAGCCGGCCAAGACCAAGGCGAAGGCGAAGCCGAAGACCAAGGCGAAGGCGAAGGCCGCCGCCAAGGCGAAGCCGGCGACCGCCCGCGCCGACTCCAAGCAGGCCCGCTTCATCGCGGCGATGCGGACCGCGCGGGGCATGAGCATCACCGAGGCGGCTGAGGAATTCGGCTGGCAGGCGCACACGGTGCGCGGCGCGATTGCCGGCGCGATCAAGAAGCGGCTCGGCCTGAAGGTGACGAGCGAGCAGGACGAGAAGCGCGGCACGGTCTACCGCATCAAGTAACGGCGCGTGACCGCCTGAGGGCCCGCCAGCGTGAGCTGAGCGGGCCTGACGGCGTGCGGGCCCCTGGAGCGGCCCTGATAGGAGCATTCAGTGAGCATCGAATTTATCACTCGCGATTACGTCTTCAGCCACGGCAAGCCCCCGCGCGGGCGCGGCACCTGGGCCTTTGCCTTCACCGCCGAGCGCGCGGCTCATGGGCTGAGCGGCCAGGACGTCTGGTGGACGCCCGGAGAGCTGACCTACGGCGACGCCAAGAAGCTGGCCGCCGCTGAGGCCCGCGCCCGCCGCGTCACCCAGGTGTGGGTCCTCCCCTAGCCGGCGCTCAGCGTCACGCGCCCAAAGGCCCGCCTGCGAAAGCAGCGCGGGCTCGGGCTCGTGCCGGCAATTCCGCCGGTGATAGGAGACTTCGGATGTTAGAAACTCTGGCCGTCAACGGCCTCACGTTCCTCGTGATGGCCGCGACCTGGATCGCCATCCCCTTCACGCTGCTGGCGGTCGCCGGCAACAAGGGCCGCTCGGAAGGTTGCGCCTTCCTGTTCGGGCTGTTCCTGCCGATACCGGCGGTGATCTACTACATGGCCGTGCCGAGCCTGCGGTCATGACGCTGCTTCGTGCCATCGGCCGACTGATCTCGGCGCTGCTGACGTTCGTGAACGTGCTGATCGTGTTGGGCATCTGCATCGGCGCGTTCGCGGCCGGCGGGCCGCTGATCGGCTTCGGCGTCACCATCGTGGTGCTGTTGTTCGTGATCGCCACCAAGCAGTGAGCGCGCCTCACACTGACCAAAGATAAGGGCCCGCCAGCGTGAGCTGAGCGGGCCCTTTCAGTTGTGGCCGCCCTCAACCCTGGCGCGGCTCAGCGCGCGGCTGCTCCTGGTGCTGATGGTGCTCCTGCTGCTCCTTCGCGAGCCGGTCATAGTCGGCGAGCATCTGCTGGTGCGCCTGATCGCTGTCGGCGGCGTGCGGGTGAGCGGCGCGCACGCGATCTTCGAGCCGGCGGTCGGTCATGTGCTTGGTCGCGTCGTCGGTGCGCCGCTTGCGCTCGGCGGCGGCCTGATCGGCTTCCTGCTGGCGATGGTCGGCGTCACGCTGCTGGCCTTGCGGCGGCTGCCCGCCCTGGTGCTGGCCCTGGTGCTGGCCCTGATCGTTCGGCTTGTCGGTCATGGCGATGGTTCCTTTGCTGATCAGCTATCGAGCTTGTCGGGCTTGGCATCGAGGTAGTCTTCGAGATCGCCTCGGCTGCGCCCGGCACGACTCGCGCCGACATAACGCCCACCACCGGGGATCAGCTCCGCGCCCAGGTTGCCCAGGCTGACGCGGCTCGCCGGGCTGAAGCCCATCTCCGCGCCCGCGCGCAGCATGATCAGCGCCTGCTTGTTCACGATCGGCAGGAACGGGTTCTGGATCGCGTTGCCGTCCTTGGTCTTCACCACCTGCCCCAGCTTGCGCACCTCCTGGACCGCGCGCGCGTGCTCGACCGAGGCGACGCACCAGATCACCAGCACCTCGCGGTCGCTGCCGGTCAGCAGGCCGAGCGGCGCGTTCTCCAGCGCGTAGTCCCATTGCAAGCGCTGCTCGTCGTCGAACCACGGCGGCGCGGCCCACAGCTCGCCGCGTCCCTCGGGCACATCGACCGGCGGCGCGTGGTCACGCGGGTTGCCGTGAAGCTGTTGCAGCAGCAGCGGCGTCTTCGGTGGTCCGCGCTTGCCCATCGGCAGTCCTCCGCTCGAACAGCGCGCCGTCGCGCTCACGCCGCGCCCGCTCGCCGGTGAAGTCCTCCCAGCGCGCCACCGCCACGTCGACGTACACCGGGTTGAGCTCAACCGCGTGACAGGTGCGGCCCGATTGCTCGGCCGCGATCAGCGTCGTGCCCGAGCCCAGGAACGGTTCATAGACCGTCTGGCCGGCGCGGCTGTTGTTCAGCATCGGCCGCAGCATCGCCTCGACCGGCTTCTGCGTGCTGTGGCTGGTCCTGCCATCGTCGACATCGCCTTGCGTGCGATGCACGGTCGGGATGTTCCACACCGTCGACTGCTTGCGGTCGCCGGCCCAATGCCCGGTCGCGCCATCGCGTACCGCGTACCAGCACGGCTCGTGTTGCCAGTGATAGTGGCCGCGCCCGATCACCAGCGAGCTCTTCGTCCAGATGATCTGGCTGCGCACGCTGAAGCCCACCGCCCTGAGCGAGCCCTCGACCGTCGCGCTGTGCAATCCGCCGTGCCAGACGTAGGCGACGTCGCCGGGGAACAGCGCCCAGGCTTCGCGCCAGTCGGCCCGCTGGTCGTTGCTCACGCGGCCCTCGGCCCGCACCTGATGCGGCTTGTTCACGCCAGCGTCGAGTCGCCAGCGCGGATCGTAATCGACGCCATACGGCGGGTCCGTGACCATGAGCAGTGGCTTGGCCCGGCCCAGCGCCGCCTCGACGATGCGGGCGTTGGTACAATCGCCGCACGCCACGCGATGGCGACCGCATTGCCAGACGTCGTCTGGTTCAGTGAACGCGATGGTCGGGGCCTCCGGCACCGCGTCGGGATCGGTGCGGCCGGCCTTGAGCGCGGCCTTCGCGAACAGCTCGTCGATCTCACCCGCCGCAAAGCCGGTCAGGCCCAGGTCGAAGCCGATGTTCTTCAGGTCCGCCAACTCGAGATGCAGCAGCGCGTCATCCCAGCCCGCGTTCAGCGCCAGTTTGTTGTCGGCGATCACGTAGGCGCGGCGCTGTTCGTCGGTCCAGCCGGCGGCGACCAGGACCGGCACCTCGCTCAGCCCCAGCGATTGCGCCGCCAG